TTACATTCATTTTAACAATTCTTTCTAACTCTGTAAGACTATCACGAGTTTCTCTCATTGCCATACCAATTTTTTGTTTTGGTGTTTTTGTATCATCGTTACGAAAATCATGATACCTACCTTCACCTAATGGTTTATATTTTTTAGTTTTCACACCATAAACTTTATGTTCGTGTTTTTTAACCTTTTCAAAAGTAGTTCCTGTTCCTGGATTTATATGACCATCTTGAAATCCACTTTCTTCTTCCTCATCCTTCTTTTTACGAAAAGCATACGGGGTTTGAGGTGGACCTTCCCCACCATCTATATTAGCAGTTACAGAAGCTTCGTTTAATTCTTCTTCGATATACTTCCTAATTAACTTTCTAAACTCTTTTAATGACACTTCGTATCTCCTTTATAAGTTCATAATATCTCATTAAAGAAATAACCTGTTTGTCTTTTATAAATCTACCTTTTGTTAAAGTATCTACTTGATTTACAGCTTCATTTAACTTAATTTTAGTAATTTTATCATCCACTTTAGATACATATTTTGCTAAAATCTTCTTAACTTTCTTGCCTTCATTACCAATAAACTCTTTCAATGAATTAGTATTAGAAATATTATTTATATACTCTTTAAGTAAATTTTTCTGTGAAGCATTTAATGATTTATATTTACTGTTAAATTTATCAACAAGTATTTTATATGAAAGCAATCGTAAATCTTTATCTTGTTTTTTATAATTTTCAACTAATTTTTCAGACTTTTTATTAGCAATTACCTTTTTTCCAACAATATGTTCTACTATAGAATATCTACTATCAGTTGTTTCTTTTGGATTAAATTTTTCTGGAGTACTTTCTGATTGTAATACTTTATAAATTGATGCAAATGCTTTATAATTTGGCAGTTTTGATTTAAAAAACTCGGTTACATCATACTTTTCTTTAATTTCTTTAATAAGATTATACTTTTCACGTCTTAAAACTGAATTATGCAGTTTTTGTCTTGCAGATATTACCGCATCAATCAAGCTATTTGCTTTATTCTCTGACTTATAAGTTGATTTAAGCAAAAATTCATACAATTTATATTCCTTTCCAAGTTCAGTCTTTTCAGAAAAGTACTTTTTAAGTAGAACAACTGCACCAGAATTATTTCCGTTTAAAATATCTACTGTTATTTGACGTGTTAATAATTCAAAAAGTATGCCAGTGTTCTTAATTTTAGAATGCTTTATTTTATTCATTTAAATGCTCCAATTCTCCAATACTATTACTCATTTATAAATATAAAACTTCTAAATAATTAGTTATTTCCATTTGAACTAACCTCATCTTTATATTCTTTTTCTACCTCTGCAGTTTCAATTAAAATCTTTTTGTCATCATTAGAAATTTTACCTAATGATTTTTTTAATGACTTGTAATGTGCTAATGCTAAAGGACTTGCACCTTTGTAAGTATGTTTAATAGAACGATCTGGATTCTTTACAGATACAGATCTATCATGCTTTCCAATTGGATCTCTACCTCTAGCCGAACCATCCTTTGAATATTTAGATCCTTCTTTTGGTCGTCCTACTTTACCACTTAATTCTTTACCAGTTCTTCCCATTTCTGGAGCATCTGTTTTTTCTTGCTCTTTTGCTGGGTCAACACCCTCACCTTCAATTTGACCTCTTCTATATTTAGTTTTATAATCAAATATAATCTGTTCATCCATTTCTTTTATTTGTTCATCAGTAAATTTAAAAACATTCTTATAAATCCAATCTGTGGATAATAATCCATCCGTAACAATTGATGATGCCAAACTAACTTTATTACTCCACAATTCAACTTTTTCTTGTTCATATATAGTTGAAGGATTAGTTAACTTCAAATCAAAATTAACTAACTCTTGATCTCTATAACCTTGTGCAAACAAATGAACAATTGCAATTTTTGTTAGTTCAGAAACTACTATTCGTTGTATTCTTTCAACAGTTCTAGCAAATCGAACATCTTCAGCAGCTAATGTTGCTTTACCTTCAATTTGTTCTTCATATCCAAGAAATGCCTTCGGAACTTTTAGCGAACCTAACATTTTATTTCTAAGATATTCAATATCATCAACTGCATCAAACTCAAGACCACTAAGATTATCTATTTCTGTTCCACTATCTCCACCACGTACAGGTAAAAAGAAATCCTCTGTGAGATTTTGCATATTATATCTAAGATTGTATTCACCGGTAGTATTATCCATATATGGTGCTTTCTTCATTTTACTAATTAGCTTTTGCATAAAATTATCAACTTCAGCAGGTGGTATATTTCCAATATCAACCTTAAAAACTCTTTTTTCTGGTGCTCTCATAATTCTATGAATTAACATTGCATCTTCCATCAACATTAACTGTTTCCAAACTTTACGAGCTGGTTCAATCATAGCCCTACCATATGGTAAATAATTACTATCGGCTAACATTCTAAAATGAGCTATCTCATAATTTTCAAATTCTTTTTGTGCATAGGACATTGAAAAACGATTATCTTGCCCTTCTACTTGAAATTTAACATAGTAAGGATTTTCTGGATCTTCACCTTCAAGTCTTGTAAGATCATAAGCAGATAATGGAACTACATTAGTAATACCATATTTTTCATTTATATCTAAATATAGAAAGAAGTCCCCATACTTACACAAACTTCTAACCCAAGACCACAAATTAAATTCAATATTCAATATATCATAAAAAAGATTTTGTAGAATATCGTGAATATTATCATCTTCAGTTTCAATCTCTAAAACTTTACCATATTCAGATTTCATTGTAGATTCATCTGAATAAATGTCAAGTGCAGATGCTATAATTGAATCAGCATCCATTTCTTCATAATCTCTAAATAATCCAAGTCTTTGTACAGCCTTAAATTCTGATTCTGCTCTAGCAGTTGTTCCGCCCATATTACTGTACAGTCTACTAAACCTATCTGCCATATACCTTCTAGAAACAGTTTGAGCATGTTCTGTATCAGCAATTTTTAATTTTCTGCCTCCTACGTTACGAACTATAACCTGTGTTGAAAATAGTCTTTTTAATCTTTTAAATACGTTTAATTCAGCCATTTTTTACCTCTTTATTTTATTAACCATGATAATGATTCTTTTTTACCATCAACTTCCCAATTCCACACATCTTCTTTTGTATCTTCTAATGTATAAAATGGTTCTGTTGTTGCCATAGAATTTATCGCTTTTTTAGTAAGTTCAATTCCCTCAGTTCTCAAACGGAGAGCAGTTTCACGAACCCATAAACCAACTGCCAAACTCATTACAAGATCATCATTATATCCTGACATAGCTTCCGCACGGGGTCCATTATATATAAATACAAATAATTCATCAATCAATCTATTTGAATGTACTGTTATAAGTTTTTCTCTAAAAAACTCTTCAAGTTTAGCAATTACTAATGGTCTTGTTTTCATTGTTATTGAAAATCCTGGAACCATTTTTCTATCATCTGCTCTATGTTTATTATTTATTTGATGTTGTGTATCTACATATTGTAAATCTTTACTTGCGTAAAATAATTTTTGATATCCTCTATCTATAACTTGTTGAATAGCTGCCCATCCAATGTTATTATTTTCTATCACTAATAATGCATCATTGTATTCTGTTGCAGTATTCATACATAAATTACCAAAATCTCTTGTGGATATCTTTCCTTTATATTCGGCAACTTGTTCCATACTTTCTACTTCAATAACATGAAATGCAGAATAATCAGTCCCATCTCCTCTACTAACATCTGCACAAACTATATAATCTTTGGTATAATTTGGTTGTTGCCACACCCATAAATTTGCATCAAATCCTCTCTTTTCAACTGGATCAATACAATGTTTTTCTCTATATTCTTCTAATATAATACCATCTACTACAGTTTGACCAGAAGTAATAAAATCTGTATCACATTCTTGAGCAGCTAATGAAGGTCCTAACAATCTATCTTGTTCATCTCTCCATTCTTGATCTCTATCTGGATGTACTGACCAATGTAATTTAACAAAATTGAAGTTATTTGCTCCACTTTCCGCATCAACCCAAGTTCTGTGAAAAAAGTTTCCAACACCATTTGGTGTAGAGAGTACAAGACATCTACCACCAGTTGCTAATGTCTGTTGCGCAGCAGTCCATATAGTATCTATCTTTTCAATAAAAGCAGCCTCATCAAGTATTAATAATGATAACGCTTCTGAACGACCTGCTTCTTCAGTAGAAGAAACTGCCTTTACTTGTGAACCATTAACAAATCTTAAATTTAATTTATTATCTTCAACACACTTTACCTTTAACCAACTTGGTAATTCAGAATACATAACTCTAACTTTAGTAACTAAATTTTTAGCAGTGTCTTGTTTGGTGGCAATAACAAGAACATTTTTATCACTATGAAATAACGCCAACCATATTGAATAACCAGCAACTAATGTTGATATGCCAAGTTGTCTTGCTTTTAATATAATATTATAATCATGTTCAACAAAATCATCTAAAACTTTTTCTTGAAAATCGTATAAACTAAATGGGATTTTCCCTCTCATCGGATGTTGAATTTGACAATACTTCTTCATAAAATATGCAGGACTTTTTGCACATTTTAGAAATTCTGAACGAATTACTTGTTTTAACTGTCCTTTTTGTAAATTATCTGACATTACTACTTACCCATGACCCTATTAAAATTATAGCAGAACCTTGAATCCAATAAATATATTTACTCTCATACCATTTTGGTTTAACAAGTTTAACTTGTTCTTCATATAATTTACTCCTTTCATCTAAAAGTCCAATTTGAAAATCTTTATGTTGTAATAATAAAGAATCAATTTCTGCTTGTTTTTTATATCCAACAATTTGTTTTTCTAAATTTTCTATCTGTACTGTTTTTATACTATCAGAATATTGTAATTCTTTTATCTGATTTGCAATACCTAATACTTCTTCATTAGAAAAAGTCTGTTGTGCAAATAATGGTACTAGTAGTAATAATATCCAAAGATATTTCATATTCACCCCTTATCTATGTAGTACGTAAACTATACCACTACCGCCAGCAATTACTACTTTCTTTACTCCAAATGGATAAAAAACTTTTTGATTTATTGCAGTTCCTGCTATCTCCCCACCATCAACTGTAGTTATAGTAACATCAGTTCTATCTTCTACTATAAATCCAGCTCCTGGGGAATTTGACCCAGTAAAATCTGCCTGTGAGTTTGAATCCACTTTAGTTGATCCATTATAATCTCCAAGTCTATGAACTTTTGTCGTTGGGGAATGAAATCCTGTTGCATCTGCTCTTGCCATTTTATTTTCTCCTTAAAATTATTTACCTTTAGAAAATCTGCGTAAAAAATCTGCAGCGTCTTCTTCATTACCTTTTTTAAAGACATCTTCCATTTTACCGACATCTTTTTTAATTTCTTTCATTTCTTTTTCTAAATTCTTTAATTCTTTTTTATTCTTTGTTTTATTTTCTTTTAACTCTTCAATCTTTTTTACTACCTTTTCTTCTTCTTTTTTACTATCTTTTATTAACTTTTTAATCTTTTTTTCTTCTTTACTCTTACCAAGTCCGAGTGAAAGTACTGTAATTACTATACTACCAACTGTACCTAGGATTGCCAAAATCCATTTAAAAAACTTCTTCATATGATTACCTCCAAGTTATCTATCATCTATTCCTACATATCTAAACTTATTTTTGTTTAGCCAATCTGCTAACTTCTTTAAGTCTTTAAATCTCTTATCATATCTATTAGTATCTAAATATAATCCTTTATTATCCTTGTAGACTTTTGCAGTCTCTCCTCTATTATTATCAAAAACAACTGCATCTCTATCATAAGGTCCAGGAATAGATGTGACACTACCATCCATATCTAAATACTTTCCACTCTTAACAGATATTTTTTCTTTTAATAAATCTTTTAATTTAATCATTTGTTATTCTTCCACCACTTTGGATTTCTTTTTGGTCTTCCAGTAGATGTTAACCTATCAGTAGAATCATCAATTCCTGCAATAGAATCTGCCCACTTTTCTGTATAAAACCAATAATATCGTTTATTAAGTGCATCAGAAATATTATAAGCCAAAAGTGAAGATGGTATACCAATTATTATTAAGTACAATGGACCCAATATCAATGATTGAATTGAATGTCCAAATTCATGTCTGTACGAAATCATACCATCTTGCATATTAGTAAAAACATATCTACCTAAACTAACTCCACCCATAAAATCTTCAGATTTTGTCATTACTGCATAATGTCCACTTTTATGTGTACACTCATCAATAATACAATTTTTATCTTTAAATTTTATGTAT